CTACTACAGTTATTACTGCAGGTGTTATGGCAGCCACTTTGGATCTTCCAATCAATCAAAATTTGGGGTTTGCTTATATTGTTCCTTTCTACAACAGCAAAAAGAAAATTAATGAAGCTCAATTTCAAATGGGTTACAAAGGGTATATCCAGTTGGCCATGCGCACAGGTCAATATAAGACCATTAATGCTAGTGAAATCTACGAAGGCGAAATTAAACACCATAATAAACTTACAGGCGAATTCGAATTGGGTGAGCGAACTGGTGATAATGTAGTTGGCTACATCGCTTATTTCAAACTAATTAATGGTTTTGAAAAGTATTTATATATGTCTAAAGAAGACGCTGAAGCACACGCTATAAAGTATTCTCAAACATACAAAAAGGGTTTTGGCCTTTGGAAAACTGACTTTGACGCAATGGCTATCAAAACGGTACTCAAACGTTTGTTAAGTAAATATGGCATTCTATCAGTAGAAATGCAGAACATGGCTAATGCAATCTCTGTAGATGGATCCGTCATTCGTGATAATAACGGCGAGCTCACCCCTGATTTCGAAGGTGAAACCATCGATGTTCAATCAGATGTAGCAGAAACAATCGCTAATAATGCAAATTCCGAAGCCCTTGACATCGATCCTGACCCTGCCAGTGAGTTCGTTAATCCTGAAACCGGCAAAGCAGTCAATATGTTTGGTGATTAATTGTGATTAGTATTCAAGCATTCGGTAGCAGCTCCAAAGGGAATTGCTACCGAATCAAAACTTCAACCAATGGCGATGAATTGCTACTGGATGCAGGGTTATCCTTTAAAGAAATTCAACGGTATTGCCGATTTAATTTTTTACATCTATGTGGAACACTAGTGACGCACGAACACGGAGACCATAGCAAAGCCGTCCAGGATTTATTAAAGCTTGGACATCGTGTATATATGTTAAAAGATACTGCAGATGCGTTATATGTAGCAGGTAATCATAAAGCTATTTACATTGCACCTAAGGTTCAATTTACGATAGGTAATTTTAGTATTCTACCTTTTGAATTAGAACACGACGTTCCTAATGTTGGTTTTTTGATTTCTGATGGTGAAGAGAAACTCTTATATATTACCGACACCTATTATTGCCGGTACACATTTAAAGATGTTGATCACATCATGGTTGAATGCAACCATTCCTATGAAATCCTAAACCAGCATGTAGAAGCCGGTTATCTGGATGAAAAACGAATGGAACGATTGATTCAATCTCACTTTTCGCTAGAAAACGTCATTAAATTTCTCAAATCTATGGACCTAACTAAGTGCCAAGACATACGGCTACTACATTTATCAGATAGTAACTCAGATGCAGAAATATTTAAACAAGCTGTTCAAGCTGCTACTGGCAAATTAGTAATCGTAGAACAAGAAAGGAGTCCCCTATGATTATTAAATCAATTCAAATTAAAGATAACGATATCAGTATTGCCTATCAGAAACCATCTGTCACAGGTCTTACGGATGTATTTACTCTAAAATCCAAAGATGATCCACGTCCTGAACTTCTGCAAGCATTTAGTAAACTGCAGTCTATTGTGAAGAAGAACTTCGAATTTCTGGAAGAATTTAAAATTCCATTTTTGGTAAACACATTCAAATTTAAGTATGGCGACATTGAAGGTCTTATTCACCAGGTTGGTGTTGAAGGTATCGTGTCTGATATGAACACTCCTAACGAGTTCAAATTCAAAACAGATTGGCTAAATGTTGAGTATGCAGACTCTACATTTGCGATCTCCGTTCAAGATTTAATCGATGAATGCGTGAAATTTATTATGGGACGTCGAGCCCAGGACAATTTATTTGTAGATGAGGAATGATGAATGGCCAAGGATGTATATTACTTCAGCCACGATGTTAATGCGAGCAATGATCCTAAAATCGTGGCAATGGAGTCAGAGTTTGGGGTTATTTCATATGCCTGGTGGTGGAAATTAATTGAAAAACTAGCTTCATCTGAGGACTACAGACTGCCTTTTAAAAAATACACATTTATAGCTCTCGATAAAGAACTAGGAATTTTGAACGAAAATGAACGACCGTTGA